TCTTTTAGTTCTTCTAATCGATATTTTTGAAGGGCGCTTAATCGTCCTTTCTTGGTTTTGACTTCCGAAAACAATACCGGAACATTGGGAGGAATAGCAATCAGGTCGGGAATACCGTTTTTGTTGGTCTTCATTAACTTCAATACATAGTAGCCTAATGCCTCTAATTGTTTGATTCGCTTGGCTTGTATTTGCTGTTCTGTCATTCACCAATTTAATAATTTTATGTCGCTTTACAAAAGCAGTCAGTTTCATAATCTAAGTCTACATCAAATAAAGACCCTTGAGTTTTGCGTATTTCATGAGTGTCCTGTACGCGCCGAAAGGGTCGCTTAGCCATCTCCCGTAAGTCGGATACACTTTTCAAAGACCGCATATCAAAGCGCGGAGCCGTCTCAGTGCTATACTTCTCTTCTATCTCCTGCCACCACACGGCAGCTGCAGGATTTTCTTTCATAATAGTTAAGCGTTTTCGTACCGATTTTTTAAAACATAGATCACAGTTCCCCTCATAGTCTTTGATTTGTAAATCAAAAGGCTGCGCATCCCACCAGGTGCGAATAAATTTTTCATCACACTTAAAGTCATCAATCAGGGGATAGATAAGACGGTCCCGGACCTGTTCAATACTACGGCGATGGGCCTCATCATGGCGAATCCCCATAGCGGTATAAAACTTTTTGTCTCCTAAGCTTTTCATATAGGAGCGCATAGGTGCTAACTTCAACTCCCGGGTGCAGTTGGAGATGAAGGATGATGGCAGAGGATACTTCGATAACATCTCTTCAAAGGGTTCGCCCTTCCTGGCTGCAGTTTTAAAATCTACAATCTTAAAGGTGCTTCCCTTTTTTTCTCCGAGATGCACCTTGGTTTCTAACCACACGATTCCCATATCCCATTCTTGATCGCACCGATGGATAAACTCTAGGGTTTCTTCCTTCTCTTTTCCCGTATTAGCAAAAACAAACACCTTTTTTATCTCACCATAGGTAGGGTGTTGTTGTAAAAAGCGGGCCATAAATGCTGAGGTACGACCCCCACTAAACGTGCATAGTAAAGTCTTCATCTATAGGAACAATTTAGTTTGATTATAATTTATTTCGTGCTGCGTAGGATTGGGAATCTCCAAATCATTGGTGGAACAAAAACCATTGCATTCAACTAAAGGCTTAGGTTCTCTCCCTTCCATCATGGAAAGGTCTTTAACATGAGGATAACGGGGATGAGGCTTCAGGAACACTAATAAATTCCCTGTGCGCTGCGCTTCTTCGCTCTGATCCTTCAGCATGGTGACAGGCTCTCCTTTCCTATCGGTGAGTTCATGCTCGATGTTAGCCATGCGGTCAAACTTTTCTCTTTGTTCCCTATACGCCTTCTGCCAGTACCCAATTCCCCCTTGGATACATAGTGATTTCCAACAATTGTTGTTGTTAAATCCCTGCTTATACATCTGTGGTACTTCTATATTATGGTCTTCTAATAAAGCCAGACAGTCCTTCTTCTGTAACCCATGCATAAGTAAGGGGAAGATAGGGAGAGACTGGGGGTGATTCATAGCTAGGGCCTTAGCACGATTAGGCTCATTAATATCAAAGCCAAAAGCTTGATGCTGATAAATGTTGTTCTTTTCCCATCGCGTACGCACATCACGTTTTAATTCGCTTGAGCATATGGCCCCATGCGCCACATTAAGAGAGTTATACTTATACCAAACATCTTTGATGGATTTGTATTGCCCCGTGGCATACTCCCCTTTACCGATTCCGCTAATGGTTTCTATCTTCTTGCCGTACCACTTCTCACAATCTTTTTTAAAACGTAGGGTGTCTTTGTCTTCATTCTTGGTATCAATAAAGATGAAGTGACACCGCTCCAGGCCAAAGAGTTCTATGCATAGATGCCCGGTGACAGCTGAGGTAACACCACCTGACCACCATATCACTATGCGGTCTTTGGTTCCGTGTTTGGGTTTAGTTTTCATTAATAAAATTTAGTTAAGTCTTCAGTAAAATGTTTTAAGGTATAATTTTTTTTACCATTTACCACCTTATATATTTTTTCTTCAATACCCCCATCAGCAAAGACCCAAAAGATTTTGTTCTCCCCACGCAGCTGCGTAGTCATCCGATCCCGGCTCTGCCAGTAGCTTGTAGCACTAAAATCAATATTGTAATATACGATGTAATCAGCATCCCGTAATGATATACCCTCACGCCCACTGACTATTTGGAGGGCAATACACAGGGTATCAGAAGCTTGAAACTCTTCAAGGTCCGTAGTTAAATTCTTCTTCCCAAAGACTTCCATTAAGGCATCGAGTTCAGCTTTAAACTTATAAAAGATGGCTATGCGGTCATCCCAAAACTTCTTAGCAATAAACTCTGCCTTAGAGTAATCCAATATTTTGGTGTTCCCCGACTCAAATATCACCGTGCCACTATACATCTGATGAAGTTTTGTCATCATCTTCGCCCCGGTGTCTGCCAATATTACTTCCTCGCTGCCTTTGAGTACCTTATCAGCACGCAGCTTCTTACACATCCTATAGGTCAAAATATCCATGTTGACTGTTAAGACCTCTTCATCAATAACAGATTTAAAGCCTGCCTCCTTCTGAGTATAGGATAACATAAAGGGTTTCATAGCACCCAGGATCAAGTCTTCGCGACCCTTGTTATACACATTAACCATATTACCTTTAATCCTCATCTGAGATATAGTAACGTAATCCTTGGCCCATGCATAAAAGTTTTTGTAAGCCGCAAAGGGATTGTTGGGATGGCCCCATACCTGATGATACATTTGAGAAAAGCTTTCAGGCGTAGGAGTACCCGACAAGAGGATGCAGGCAGACTGATGTTTCTGAAGGAGAGCCTTTACCTGTATAGCACGCCCACTAGGACGGGCAAACGCCCCCATACAATGGGCCTCATCACAGATGATAACATCATAACTATCGTCATCAGGGTTCAGCTTATGGAGGCTCTCATAATTTATAGTAGTAAGATTAAAATCTTTCCCTAACATCTCAAAATCTTTTTCTATACTAGGGATGGCCCGCTTCTTAGTAATAAATAAAACATTACTGGCATTAATCTCTGAGCATATACCCAAAGAAGTTAAGGTCTTCCCGGTACGCACTTCCATGGCTAAATATAACAAGCCTTTTTTCATAATGATTTTGGAACCGCGTTTAATAAGGTCTAATTGATAGTCTCTAAATTTCATACAAAAGGGTTTAATTTTTTTCTTTCAACACAATATATATCTCCGTAGCCTAAATCCGTGATATGCTCAGGAACGACAAAGTCTTTCGCCCACATCCACCCTATCAAATCCACCTCGTCAGTGTAGTTGATGGCTAATATATATAAGTCCACATCGGGATTAGGTTTTAAGGTTTTGATGAGACGGCCATTAGGATAGCGAGTGCTTTTTACATCTATTCGCTTACCATTTATGACACAGTCATAGCTGCCCGATCGTGGGAGGGTAGAAATATCAAACAATACATTATACCTTTTACATACGGCGTATTCACCCATGATACCATCAATGGTAATCTCTTCGCCATCAAGATTGCTCACCTTGGCTTCGGTAACCTTAGCAGCTGCATTCATGGAATGGCGCTTACGGGCAATCAAGGTAAGCATCTCCCGTTCATGGGGTGTTATACTAATTTTCATTCAAATAGCTTTATATGAACAGGAGTATAATCCCCTACACCTGCAGAGAAGACATTGTAACCTAAGTAGTCCCATGCATCTTCCTGTGTCATGTCATCGTTATTTACTAATATTTCTACCATTTTATCTACATCATAGACGGCTACATCGGAGTTCATTGTGTATCCGATGATGGCATCATCAAAACCGTCCCATACTATTGCTTCTTCATTGATCTCTGCTATTAATTGTTTGTTGCTCATTGTTGCTACTTTCGAGGGGATAGTGAATACGCTTCCATAGTATACCTTCTAAAGTTATTTGTCTACGCCAAACGACCTTATGTCCATTGGGGGGACATTTGCCTAAGCACTTCTTTATTATATTTTTAATCCATTTCCAGGGGGCCACAATCAACTTTTTTTTTATCAAGAATATGTTCCATTTCATCTCCTGGGTCCGAGATAATAATCTTTTTTTCGATTTCCTTTAAGGTTTTCGCTATAGACTCCAAGGATTTTCTAATCCCCGGAAGGTCTCTCTCATACATGTTTTGTTCATATCTAGTCATAATCAGTTATTTAGGTTCTTCAAACATTTTATCCCATTCTGCAGGGGTTTTGCCCGTTTTAATAAACTCTCTCTCATCGGCAGATAGATTAGGTAATATATCTTGAATAACCCGTTTGCGAGATCGGAGTTCCATAAAGTCGGGGAAAGAGATTTCAACGCTATATTCAGTCTTGGTAATAGAGCATTTTTTTTGATAATAAACTTTGCCGTTAAGTAATTTTATATTCATAATTAAAAAGGTAATTTAGAGTGATTGTCAATAACTCCGTTGGTATTAAAGACAATAAACCTACCATCTCCATTGCGGCCTTCGGTAGGCTCTTGTCCCGTAGTATACAATGCATAGGCACGGAGCCATTTATAAAATTTGTTAAGAGTAATACTCATTTTGCCCCGCGGAGCAAAATCAGGGTATTCATCAGTGAAGCCATTCCATAAATGATATTTCAGGATAGGCTCGTCAAATGAAATAATTTGATTGTCTTCTGACACCCATTCCCAAAAGCTATGATCAGTCTCGGCAATGAACTTCCGGGTCTTCAGGTTCTTAAAGTCCGACTTTATGAAGCCAGTGTTCA